GGGAATTTGATCCTTAATAAGGACAAAAACTAATTCATAAATTGCGATCCAATAAGTAAAAACCTGGACAATAGCCCAGTAAAACTCTTATTGGTAACAATAAAGAATTTGGCTATTGCCCGGTCGCAAAACTACTATTGCGCCCACTTCGATCACAGAAGTGTATTTATATTTATAGTGCATCACATTCGACCTAAGTCATTAATGTGAGATAGTTAGCACTTGATTAACGTATGTTAATCTATAGAGTAGTTTAATGACATACTCAGGTCAAGGATTTATTACGGAGCAGGAGGTGCACTTTCATAATATAATCTAGGCATACCAGTAAAGAAATACACCTGAAAATCATCACCCGCAGCAACATAATAATCAGCTGTAGTATATTTACTCATATAACCCCTATATTGAACAATCATCTGGGGAATTTGAACAAAGTTAGGATAACCAGTATAATCTGATAATTTTTCAGGTACAAATCGAACAGGTGCATAATATGGTATTTCTGCTTCCATAACTGGATTAACAGTAGATACCATTAGAGTACCTCCCCTCGTAATGTCCCACCTATTTGAAACACCTTTAACAACAGTGCTTTGATAGTCGGACGTACCAGAATTTGGATTTAACACATTATTATCATAAAAATACTGATCTGTACCAGCTGCAGCTGGATTATTACGTTCTATAATCCCAGTTATGGCTGAATTTGAAATTTCTGATAATGTAGGCGATGTATCCACACGAATTTTGTACCTAATACCTCCTCGCCAACCAGCAAACATGTTTCTAACCCAATGTAACATAATAGTATTACAATAATTATAAGGGGCAGCAAGACCAGTAGTATTAATAGCATTAGGAACACTCCCACGCAGAAATGGAAAAGCACTCTGTCTCTCAAAAATTTGTCTTACCCCAGCAACATTGGTAAGTGGTAATCTCCTATGAATTGTATAACGCTTAAGTAGTGGTCTGAAAGAAACAATTGATTCTCCCATAAACACTTTATTTAAATCATCGTGGGTTGTCGTTTGATTTAATTCATATGAACTTTCTTGTTCTGGCATATCACCTTCTGGTGTAGCTTGTCCATCAAAATCAGCTTCTAAACCGGACTGTGGCTTAAACGCATATCTTTGAAAAGCATCATCTGGTATACCAACACAGAAATCATCACCCGCTGATACAAACACATTAACTTCAACATTATTATTAGCTGTAGTTGTAGTTGGTACAGAGAGTTCATTCACAACATAGACACCTATAACTCCATTAGCCTTATAGCCTATGGTAGGTAACATGTCTAAATCAGATGTCGGTCCATTAACAAAAGGTACAGCATCAACACCTGGTGTTAGATGATTAATGTAGGTTTTAGCTTTACCTATACCAATCTCAACTGTAAAATCTCTCTCATCACCAACGTCTATAATTTGTTGGTAATTCACATTATACTCATCTAATTGATATGGTAAATTGTTTGGGTCATAAACTACACGTAATCTTCCTCGATGAAACGCGCTTCCTACCACCTGAAATCTAAATTTCATTCGACCTGTCCAATTCGAGAACGGTAGTGCAGCTGCCCCACATGCAGGTAAGTGTATTGTATCGCCAGAACCTGATGTAGTCCATACAACAGGATTAACATAACTTTCAAAAATGCAGGTTGCTGCAGCGTCACCACGTTGCCAATTAAATTTGGTATAATACGATTCTCTACTAGCTATATTCCTTATTAGTAGAGGATCATTTGGACTGATACCTGCAATTCTTG